CATGATGTTCATCGAACTTCCGAGCAGCAGACGGCTTTCCTACGTAAAACCGCGCATCGGAGAGAATCGGTTTGGCGGCGAATCCATCACCTATATGGGACTCGATCTCTCGAAAAAGTGGGCGCGGATCGAATCCTACGGCCCGAAGCTCGTGGAGAATATCACGCAGGCCATCAGCCGTGACATTCTCTGCTACGCCATGCAGACGCTGCGAACGATGGATATTGTCGCACACGTCCATGACGAACTCATTATCGAATGCGACGAGCGAGTCGCGCTTTCTGCCGTGTGTGCGCAGATGGCGCGAACTCCGCCTTGGGCAGACGGACTCCTGCTTCGCGCCGATGGTTTTGAATGTAATTTCTATCAGAAAGAGTAAAAACGTCCCTTTTCACCTCCTGCCAAGGCTACCTTGCAGGAGGTGTTTTCTATGACGGAAGAACAGAAACAACAAATCCATACACTCCGCAGAGGTGGACTGGGATACAAAAAGATAGCCTTATCGATGGGCATATCCGTCAATACCGTGAAGTCCTTTTGCCGCAACAACGAATTGACGGGGAATCCTACATCTACCGTGTGCCTTGCTTGCGGCAAGCCTCTGGTGCAGTTGCCAAAGAGAAAGCAGCGGAAGTTCTGTTCGGTTCAGTGTCGGGAGATGTGGTGGAGCAGGAATCGTGATAAAGGGAATAAGCCGACAGGCGAAACCTGTCGCTGCGCTCATTGCGGCAGGATATTTTCTGCCTATCGGCGTGAGCACAGGAAGTATTGCTCCCACGCCTGTTATGTCGCGGAGCGGTTTCAAGGCGGTGGTATCCGTGCGTAAAGAACAGTACCGCGCAGATATGCTCTACCACATGTCGCTCTCCGTAGCAAAGACCATGCGGGCAAAGGGGCTCATCACAGCGGATGAGTATGCCGAAATCGACACCGTGCTCCTTGCAAAATATCAGCCGTATCTTGGTCGGCTTATCTCGGAAAATGCTTGATAAATCCGCTTTGTAGAGCAATATATAGTAGAAGAAAGGAGGTTGATAGAGTGGCAGAGGTAAGAAAAATCGAACCTACGATTACCGTCCTAAAGCCGAGAAAACGTGTGGCGGCGTATGCCCGTATCTCGATGGAATCGGATCGGCTGAACCACTCGCTTTCCGCGCAAATCAGCTATTTCAGCGAACTTATCCAAAGGAATCCTGAATGGATTTATGTCGGCGTTTATGCAGACAGCGGAATCTCCGGCGGCGACATACGGCGCAGGGCAGAGTTTCAGCGCCTCATCGACGACTGCAATGCCGGGAAAATAGACATCGTTCTCTGCAAGAGCATTTCGCGGTTTGCCCGCAGCACGGTTGATCTATTGGAAACCGTGCGCCATCTAAAATCCATCGGCGTAGAAGTACGGTTCGAGAAGGAGAATATACATACCCTCTCGTCTGATGGTGAACTTTTACTCAGCATTTTGGCAGGCTTTGCGGAAGAGGAAAGCCGCAGCCAGTCCGAGAATGCCAAATGGGCGATCCGGAAGAAATTCGAGCGAGGGAAGCAATGGCATGTCGCAGCTTACGGTTATCGTTGGAACGGAGAAACCTTCGTTGTCTGTGAGGAGGAGGCAGAGGCTGTCCGCGTCATATTCGATAACTTCCTAAAGGATGTCCCACTCGGTCATACTGCCAAATGGCTCAAGGAGAACGGACATGCCTGTTCGATATCGTTCATCCACTATGTTTTGGAGAATCCGGTTTACGTCGGCGATGTCATCCTTCAGCGGTATTTTACGGAGAACCCTCGGACGCACAATGTCTTCAAGAACACAGGGCAGCTTCCGCGCTACCTTGTCACCGATAATCACGAACCGATCATCGAGCGCGAGACGTTCGAGAAGGTACAGGAGAAGATCAAGGCGAACTATGAGTTCAATCCTGCGGCACATCGCATTGTAAAGCCGAGTTGTTTCTCGGCAAAAATCATCTGCAGCAAATGCGGCGCACATTTCGTCAAGGGCATGACCAAAACCAACAGGCATGACGGCTTGCAGGAGCATTGGTTTTGCTACGGCAAAATTCACAAGCGAATGTGCGATGCGAGGAACATCCGCGGGTATCGTCTGTGGGAGGCGTGTTGCGAGGTTCTGGGGCTGACGGTATTTGACGAGAATGTTTTTGCACGGACGGTTGAGAAGATCCTCACCACCGATACAGAAAGTCTCGTCTTCCATTTTTATGATGGTACGGTGAAAACCGCCCGCATCCATTATTTCAGTCAGGACGAGAAGAAATACACCGACCCGCACAGAAAGCCCTTCGGTTACACATGGAGCCAAAACGGTTATGTGATTGTTCCCAAAGAGGCAGAAGCCGTGCAGTTGGTGTATCAGTATTATGCCGAAGGATGGAACATCACGGATATTTCACGTGAACTCGAATCCAAGGGGTATCAGAGCATTCGGGGCAGATTTTCCCGCCGTGTGGTAACAACAGTTCTCGACAGTGATTTCTACATCGGCAATCGAACCATCAAGGGACAGTTTACGGAAAGTGGTGTGGATGAGGTTATCGAGAATGACCACGCACCGATTGTCAGCAAAGAACTGTTCGATACCGTCCAAAAGCGGCGGACGGTTGAACTGAAAAAGCAGGAACGGCGCATTGCCACAAGGAGGCGAATAGACAATGAGAAGCGTAACGGTCATCCCCGCCAGCGTCAATAAATTCTCGGCGCAGCCCTTATCTGCCACAGAAAAGCGCAAAGTTGCAGCGTATGCGCGTGTTTCCACGGATGAGGAGGAGCAGCAGACCAGCTATGCCGCCCAATGCGATTACTACGAGAGGTACATCAAGAGCCGTGCGGATTGGGCGTTCGTCAAGGTATATGCCGATGAAGGGATCAGCGGCTGCAATACCCGGAAGCGTGAGGCGTTCAAGGCGATGGTGCAGGATGCCCTGGACGGCAAAATCCAACTGATTCTCACGAAATCTGTGTCGCGCTTTGCGAGAAACACCGTGGACAGCCTCACAACCATACGAAAGCTGAAAGAGCATGGGGTAGAGGTGTGGTTCGAGAAGGAGAACCTTAAAACATTTGATCCCAAAGTGGAAATGCTATTGACCATTTTAGCGAGCCTCAGTCAGGAGGAATCCCGTTCCATTTCCGAGAATGTGAATTGGGGCATCCGCAAGAAAATGACGGACGGGAAATTCAGCCTCGGCTACAGCCATTTTCTCGGTTATGACAAGGGCGCGGATGGTTCGCTTGTCATCAACGAGGAAGAGGCAAAGGTGATCCGCAGGATTTACGCGCTTTACATTAAGGGGATGTCCCCTTACGGCATCGCGAAAGTGCTGACCGAGGAAGGAATAAAAACGCCTGGTGGGAAAACACGATGGAGCGACAACACCGTCAAAAGCATCCTTCGCAATGAGAAATACTGTGGGCGGGCACTGCTTCAAAAGACATTCACCCCGGATTTTCTAACCAAGAAAACTGTCAAGAACACCGGGCAAGTCCCGAGTTACTATGTGGAGCACAGTCACGCGCCGATCATTGACCCGGATGTTTACGACATGGTGCAGCGGATGATGGAGGGTCGCAAGCGGGGGAGGGACAGAATCAGCTCTGTCAGCATTTTCTCGAGCAAACTCAGATGCGGCGACTGTGGTTCTTGGTACGGCTCGAAAACGTGGCACTCCACGGACAAGTACAAACGGGTTATTTGGCAATGCAATCACAAGTTTCGTGGCACGAAATGCAGCACGCCGCATTTTACAGAGGACGAAATCAAGGAACTGTTCGTTCGCGCTGTCAATCTGCTGCTTGCCGAAAAAGAAGAAATTATCTCTACCTACGAAATGATGCGGGACAAGCTGTTCTCCACCACGGCACTTGTCGAGGAGCGCAGGGCACTGGAAAATGAACTGAATGTCACGGCAAGACTGGTGGAGGACTGCATTAAGGAAAATGCCCGTATTGCCCAAGACCAGACGGCATACGAGGAACGCTACCAAAGCCTTGTCGAGCGGTACGAAAGCGCAAAGAAGCGGTATGATGAGATCGTCGAACAGATAAGCGACCGAACAATCCGTGGCGAGCAAGTTTCCATTTTTCTGGAAAAACTGAGAGAACAGGATTTAATCGACACGTTCGATGACGATCTCTGGCTTTCGATGGTGGATTTCATCACCGTGCATGATAAGAGCAAAGTGACCGTCACGTTCAAGGACGGGAGCGAGATAAAACTGGACAGATAAACGACGAGCGGGAGCCGGTGAGAAAAGCCGATGCCCGCTCTTTTCTTATTTTGACACCCTGAAAAATGTCAGAGTACAGGAAAAATGTAAGGGTTCAGAGGAAAAATATCATTGTATTAAAGTAAGCGTGCAGGGGGAACTCCTTATCACGATTATGTCC